AGGTCTGTTTCCAGGTCTTTCCAACGAGGAGGAAGCGCAGCGGGCATGATTTAGGGTTCGAAATAGTTGTCGAGCGAGACAGAAGCCGGGGTATTAGCAGCCGGTGCCGCTGTCGAAGTCTGCCGGTTTTTGCGCAAACGAGGGTCGAGAAGAGATTCCAGATCCTGCATCTGCTGCATGGCCGCGCTTTTCTCTTCATCGGAATTCCAAAGATACTGGGGGTCCGTCACTTGTTTGGAGAGCATGCGCCATTTATCCAACACAAACTGCCGCTCCTCCGGCTGCAGCTTCTGACTCTCCAGCTCGGCTGCTGCCAAAGAAACCGCGTCTTGGTTGACTGTCCCGTCTTCATTTCTCGGCACTTCCATGCCCTGCACCGTCAACGCACTTTCCAGATTCTTCTCCTGCCTTTGAGTGGCGGCCTCGGCCAGAGCGCGCGGGCCCTCCATCCCGGACTGAACCGCGCTGTCAAACTGACGAAGCGCGCCGATCTCGGCGGCCTTCATGATGTATTCGTTTTGCTGCCGGGCGGTCTGAAGCCCCAGGTCTATTTGACTTTTGAACCGCTGGTCCCCCAAGGCGTAAGGATATTTTTTAACAATGGTTGCATAGTCATCAGTCGACTTGGCGTTTCCAAGAGCCTGAAAAGCGTCGGCCAACTGGGCCTGCGTCTCTGCCATCACCTTGTTTTGGTAGTGCTGTTCAGAGAGCTGCCGGTTATTGCTGACTTCCTGCCCGATAACTTGGGCCTCGTCACTGCGAAGTTTCAAATCCAGTTGTTTCTGGCGTAGCGCCCTTTCCAAGTCCCGCTCGTCGATGCCGTAACGGCGACGGATCGGGTCCGTGCCATATCCATCGCTGAAATCAAACATCGCCCGCCGGTCAGTGTAGCTGGTAGCCATAGTATAATAATGTGTTTAGCCAAGCAGGCGACGCACGCTGCTGACTGTGTCTTCTTGCTCGGGGCTCATATTAAGGTTCCAAAAATCGTCTGCGTTGTTGCGAGCAGGGGTCGGCGACGTCCCGACCCGATCGACCGTACGCATGTTTTGGTTGCGCGCGTCTCGGTCTGCTTTGACTTGAGACTCTGCCCACGCCATGCGCTTGTTAACGTCCGTGCCTATCCGGGCGCGACGACGTTTTAGCTGCTCGTACTCGTCCCAGAGTTCTCCAGGCATAGTTTTCGCACCACGCTCGTTGAACCCGGTGCGGGGTTTATTGCCGCGAACCAAGTTCCTTAATTCTTCATAACGCTGCGAGTCGGCCTTCAACAAAGCCTCTGCTTCTTTTTTGATGGATCGACGGTCCTCAATATCTGCAAAAAACCTACCCGCCTCTCCGTAGCCGCCTACGGGAGTGCGCCCATCTCTGAAGTCATTATACCTGGCAACGCGGTCATTTTCGAGACGATCACGAATAGCTGCGCCTCTTTCTCTCATCTCCGCCAGTTTCATTTGGCGGTCATCTGCGGACTGCTTTCTTTCTTTGCGACTTTTCTCCACAAACTGGTCAAAGTCATATTGCGTGCCGGGACGTCCGCCTCCGGGACCGGAACGATCCTCGGGACCGCCAAATGGGCCGCGCTCTCTGTTGTAACTCACATCAGCGAACGGGCGCATCGTCTCCGCTTGCTCGGCGCTATCGACGGCGTCCTGTTCCATCTTGGCAGCCGCCCCGCCCCGCCCTGAACGCCTGCGCACTTCCAAAGCAGCGCTTACTTGCTTCTCACTCGTCGGCTCCAAAATTGGTCGTGCGTCGTCCTCGCTTTCGCCCCAAAACGCACGCGCAGAATCCGTGCGAAATTCCTCTTTTGCTTTGGTTTGTTTTTCTTGTTTTGCAGCGCGTGTAGCGCGCCCAATAGAAGCGCGAGGCGGTTGATTCGGCAGTCCGCTACTCGGCTGTGCAGCGGCAGGCGTGTAATTTCCTTCAACCAACGATAAAACGTCACTGACAGAGACTCCGACCTCTTCGGCGATTTCAGACAGCAAATCAGGGTCTTGGCCTTTTAACAGTTTGACTGCTTGCTCGCGTCCTTTTGCCGAAGCCTTGCCCTCCGGAGCTGTGGCAAGCCGGACGGAATCTTTTAACCTTCTGCGAATATCATCCGCCGTTACTTGTTGTTTGGTAGCCATGGTCAGTTGCGACTATCGACCCAAGGCCCCCGGCAAAGGCGTGGGGGTCTGCCCCTCCACGAGACGGGAATTTCTTTGCGAAGTTTTGTATGCGCCCTGCATCGCTCGGTATTTCATATCGCGGTCCATTCGCTCCATCTCGTCGTCTATCGGCTTGGACATTAAACTCTTCTGCCGTTCTTTTTGGTAGTTGTCCCACTTGTCCAGCGACGACATATACTCAAGCTCGTCGATGTCGCCATCGGCAAGCCGTCGCGAAAGAGTAGATCTGTAATCCAGATTGAGGTCTCCGGTTTTCCGGCCGCTGCCGTCAAAGAGTTTTTTAATTGCCTCGGGGCCTGAACCTTCGGGTATGCGTCCTGTCATGTTCATCATAATCGTTAGTTGGCTTTTAGTGATGGACTCGATGTGGTCATGCTAGTGTAAGCATCTCTGAGACGCTGTTTGGCAACCTCGTCCATCCGATTCTGTCGCGTATACTTCACATTTTGGCGACGGTTTCTAAGCTCCTCCATCTGTTCACGACTGATTTCACCGCGAGCGTAGCGGCTTTCGAGTTCCTCATCTGAGTATCCGGTATTCATAGTGTTTTCGTGCTTATTTGACTGTTAGAGTTGCTCCATCAATGAAGATCTATCCATTAGTATTGCCGGGATATCTTCCCCAGCCCGAAGCCGTGCGGACTGAAACGAAGGGTGTTGAATTGACTGCCGCGCTGTTCCCGCAACTCTGCGTTGAGCAATGACAGGGCTTTGGTGAAATACTCGGTGGCCCGTTCCAGGTCGTTGGTGTCCTCGTACTTCAAAGAGATGAGCCCGAGTTTGAGGGCCCCCATGTTGTCGGGGATGATCTCGTCGTTTTCCGACATGACCGGCACATAGCGGCGTTTGCACAGGGCGCGGACCACGGCGGCCTGGCTGTTGTCGCCCCGGACGACACGATAACGGCGATACCCGATATTGGTCTCACCGGGCTCGTACTCCCCGATCTGGGTTTCGGCCCCTGCCGCGTTCACGGCCCAAAGCGTCAGATAGCCATTGGTCAAAGTCTTCAGGACCCCCGAGACACTGGAAAAGTATTGCGTGGTCGTGTTCTCGGCGGCGGTCAAATTGAGCTGCAAGCCCTCGCTGCCATCGCTTGCGTAGACGGGATTTCCGTCGGCGTCGTTGCCCTTGAGCACCACATAATGGCCCGTATCCCGGTCGGATGTGCTAGGGACTTTGACACGCAGACGGAAAGTCTCGTAGGGAGAATCGCGGTAGATTGGGTGGTTGTCACCCGCGTCCAAAATAAGATCGGCCCCGCAGTGCGTGGAGCTATCGACCTGGCCCGGACCGCCCGGCACGAAAGAGTACCAGCGGCCGAACGGCGTGCGCGGAGCCTTGTCCACGGTGATGCCCAGGACGGCTTCGCAGCGCCGGGGAAGGGTGACGTAGCCTTGAGAGGCGTCTAGATCGACTTCTACTATCATCCCTTTCCACCGGCCGCTGACAAAAAATCGCTCGCAGATCTCGTTGATCCGGGCAGGCACAGCAATGCTATCAGGCCCCTCGGGGCTGATGTGCTGGTGCAAAAGTTGTCGTGCCTGGGCCAGGGTCATTTTTACAAAGGTGACTTTACACTTTTATACTTCGAGGGTCAAGCCATTGGGAGATCGGCGAAACATTTAGTCCGCTCGTCGTGCAAAGCGATAAAATTGGCGATTTCCGAGGGCATCTTGCACTCGGTGGTCTGAAGGATAAACTCGCAGGCCCGGTAGTTCGGCGACACGGCGTCGTAGCGCGCGTCCCATTCCCGCTGTTCCTTGGGCAAAAGAGCATAATAATTGAAGTCGGCGGGCAGAGACAGGCCCATACGCTGGGCCTTGCCGCCCAGCCGCGCCCCGAACTTTCCGTAGGCTTTGATCCCCTCGATGTACTTACTGTCGCAACCCAGATCACCCAGAATGCGGGCCGAGACCTCGGCCGAGGGCCGCAGTAAATCGCTGACACAGATAATACGCAAACCCTGCGGGGTGCGGTACGCCCGGAAAGCCATCTCGTAGTCGTCGGCCATGGTGCAGAGGTGGGCTAAAACGTCGGCCTCGGCCTGCGCCGTCTTCTCGGTCAAGTCAGTGTCGCTGATCAGGATGCAGTCCACCAAGGCCACCGGATACAGGACCTTGGAACGGACGATCTGGGCAACCGCACTCACAGGTCAAAAGATTCCACGCTGGACGACTGTGCCGAGGGGTCGGTCGCGGTGTAAGTGTAGACGGCGGTCGTGGTGACACCGTCCGCACCAGGCTTGCCTCTCCTGCCGCGCTCGGGAAAGTTTTGCCTTTGCGAGGTGCGCTGAATGCTTCCGTTGACCACGGTCATATCCGGGAATACCTGGAAGGTGGACCGGCGGTCCAGGGGTGCAGGGGTGTTCATGTTAAAATAGCGGCCATTCGTTGCTCGGGGGGGCGTCTCCGAACCAGTTCACTGTTCCTGCAGAGGCAACTTTTGGAGATTGAACCGACGAATTATCCCCCTCGCTGTTAGTCCAACTTGCTTTTAGATACAGCCCGTCAATTCGTTGTCGCGGGTATTTTCTATACGGAGAATAGTAGTTCGGTCCTGTCAGGTAATCATAGAAAAACAGACCGGGAGGACTTGCTACCGGAATTACTGAGTCGAATGGACTTACTCCAGGCGGAAAAGTAGCGAGGGTTGTCTCAAAATAACCCAACTGCGTGGTGCCAGTGAATATTAACTGGTGTTCGGCAAAGCCCGGCGTTTCAACTAAACCGGCTGTCGAACTTCCTCTTAAACGTAGGTTAAACTGATAGCTGTTCTCTAAATTTCTAGCACCCTCAAGTTCCGTAACTTCATGCTCTACTGAATCGAGAGTTACTTGAGGGACAAACACCGGGTTAAACGCCAGTTGTCGAATAAAGTTCACCCGCCCGTTGCGATAGTACACTTGTTTGGATGCGCGGTCGACATACACCAACATGATGTCGTAGTAAGCCGGAGCCAACAAATTTTGAGGGTCAAAAGGGGTGCTCCAGACAGTAGAAGCAAACCACTGATTGTATCGCGGGAAAAAATCGAGCTGCGGGTAGTACGCAGATGAATTCCGCAAACTCCAACGAGGTGTGTCAACATCGCCCGTTATCGACGTGCCGCCTGGCAATTGAGGCCCATTAAAAATACCCGAGCCTGGGCTAAACGTGATGGTATCCGGGTCGGAGGAGTTGAGGCTTGAAAGGGGGAGGCTCGTTGAGTAGTTCAAGGAACCAGCGCTAACGGCTGTACCACCAAGATACCTGGTTGCTTGAGCGCTACGCGTTACATTGAGGGACGCTTCCGCTCCGTAAATAGCCGAAAACCTTGTGTACCCGATCGGAGAATCCAGCACCACGATCTCGCTGATTTGGTCGGTAACAAGATAGTCTCCGTTCACCTTTGGATACTGGTATTTGATGCTCCCGAGTTCCAGAGGCGTGATAACCTCGGAGTTCGGTTTGATGTTCACCTCGATCGTGATCGGGGTTGGCGGGTTGGGTTGAACGGTCATAATTGTTATCCTCCGCTTTCGAGGGGTTCTTTGACGTATGTCAGGGTGCGGGTCCAGACGTTGCCGAACCAGGGTTTAACTTCGCCACTGATAAGCAACTCGTCGCCGGGCGTGTAAAACCCCGGATCGCTGCCCAAGCCGCTGCTCACGGTCTGGCGGATATTGTTGCGCAGAATCGGCGCGTTGCGCATGGTCACGGGCGCGGGTGGGTGGATCGTGTTGTCGGGTAGATTGAAGACGAGCTGCGCCCAAGGCCTTGTCGTCACTTTCCAGAAGTTAACGGTCGAAAGATCGAGGAGCGGATCATCCGCCAGATGGAAGGTCGTCACATACTTGGCCGCCACCACCATTGTGATGGGGAAACGGTTTTCGTAGTGGGATAGGTCGGCCGTGATGGTTAGCTCCCCATCGGAATCGTTCCCTAGATAAACACGCCAGCTATAGATAATCCCCGGAAACGTGTAAGTGGACGAGCCGTATTCAGTGCGGGAAGCGGGTAGAATGGGTTGTCCTGTCGCTGGGTTGGTGGTCAGGGACTTGGTTGTCCGCAAGACGTACGGAAAGCGCAGCGGTTGGTCCTGGATGTCCATCGTCGCATTGGTGAACACCGGGGCTGGCAGCGGTTGGTAGCGAGTGAGCAGCTCACGCTTGACCGCCACGACGATATTTTTTTCCACCGTCTCATACGTATTGTACGGATCGGGCAGTTTCTCCATGACGCGCCGCTGGCGCACGGCCTTGGAAACGTCCTCGGAAATCACGGAGTCAGTGACAAAAAGCCCGGTCGGGTCGGGGTCGGTCTCGGGCAGAACGGCCTGGTTGGTAATGGTCTCGATGACCCCGTATTCGTTGACCTCGCGGCTTTCAATGACCGGGCCTGGCAGTGTCTCGAAAACTCGCGTGACCTGCAGGTAGAGGCTACGCAGCTCGCCCTCAGCGGGGTTGGCTTCCTCGTCTACCAGGATAGCTCCGGCAAAAAGCGGGTCGGGCGAGTGGTCGGGCATCGCCTGATAACTGTCGCGCGGTTCCAGGTAAGTGCGGATATAGATCGGGTGCCGATCGGAGCCGCCGCTGTACTTGATCGCGTAGTTGTAGGCTTCCTGGTTAAAGCGGTCGGTCGCGTAGATGCGACGCACAAAGGAATCGGTGCCGTCCAGGGGCTCTTGGTAGACAAGTTTCGCTCCCGGAAAACGCGTTTGGTCGGGGTGCAGGGTCCCGTAGCCCAGGGGCTTATAACCGGGCAAACGCGAGTCGACATCGACCACGACGACAAGGTCGTCGATATTGGGAGTCGGGAAACTCCTTATCGGCGTGTCGGGTGCAACTATGCGTTTTCCGGCCATGACTTCAGCTATTCTCGACCAAGACAAAGGGCACGCGGCTGACCTTGGCGCGGGCCATCTCGCTCTTCACGAGATTGTAAAACGAATCCCACTGCCCATCGGGCGGGAGGGTCACGCAGCCGAGAGACGAGGTCGTGGTGCGTGATCCACGGTGCAGGTTAATTCCGAACCACCCGGTGTCCTCGCCCGCGTCCTGGCGGACCACGGTGACAGGGGCTGCCTGGACTAAAGCGGGGTATTGCTGTCTTTTAGGTTTGGACAGGCCGTGGATGCCCAGCCGGTATTGCCAGACACCGGCTTTGAGTTTCGCCACACGGGGGCGAGAGATCGAGGGGTCGGTGTTGGCGTTGAATGACATGTGGCCGTTGCCGCTCCAGACAAACAATGCGTCATCGTAAATGTTCACTTCATTTCGACGCGGGTCGTCGCCCATGGTCTTATAGTATCCACGAATGCCGAGGATAATAACCGGCGACTCGATGCCTTTAAGAAGGGCCTCGGTCTCAGCCCGTGATTGTTTCGGGCGGTCTTTGGGTAGCATTTGGCGGCTCATTGCACCGACTGAAGAATGCCGTTGGAGAAAACCAGCGTGTTGGTGTTGTTTGTTCCCGTTACCGAAATGCTGCCGCTGTAAGGGTGGTTGGTGTTGGTCGAGCCAGACAGTGCCCGCATCGCCGTGACGTTGCTGGTGTTTGTCAGGGCTTGGAGCGGCATGCCGAGGTTAGTGCGGGATACTGCTGCCGAATTAGTTGTATAAAAACTTAAAGGAGCATGAATAATTGTGCTCACTCCGTCCCACGTAAAAACAACTCCGTTAGTCGAGTCACTCAATATTCCTTCTTCAAGATTTAACCCGCCATTTGTTGGTGTAGTGTAAAACACTCCTGACCCATTGATAAATGGGCCGCCACCAATAGAAGCACTACCAAACACAACATAATTCGTTGTCCCCAAACCAATCGCCGTGCGGAAGTTTGCAGCGTTGGTGTTGGTGAGCCAGGTTGCGCCGAGGCCGACGTTGGTGCGGGTGGTTGCGGCCGCTGCTCCTTGAAATCCAATGCCCGAGTTTGTGTCCAAAGTAATGACGCCACCGCCAACAGCCCCATCGTCAAAATCAATGTAGAGGCCGTTGCCGACAATTTGCGTTCCAGAAAACTGAACGTCGCCGCTGGCAAAATTGACGTTGTTTGTGAAGGTCAGCGTGTTCGTGCTGCCGTAAACTATTTGCCCGTTGGTTCCGAACCCAAGCAAAGCTGTTGCCGCGTTGCTGTTGGTAAGAGCGGACCAGCCGAGGCCGAGATTGGTGCGGGCCGATGCGGCATTGGTCGCACCGGTCCCTCCGTTGGTCAGTTGAACTGTCGGGCTAGTAGCGTGCGCGGCCAGTCCTAGTCCGATCCGCGCGATGCCCGCGTTGGCCGCGAAGAAATTCTGCGGGTAGAGCAGTTCGCTGTTGTTGCTCTGGACCATGACGGTCCGAGAGATCTGGGCAAAGCACAACGAGGTGGTGGTCACCCCGATGGCCAGTAGGAGGTTGAGTAGTTTCATATTATTGGTAGTAGGGAACGCGGACGCTGTTGGTGCCGACGTAGAACTGAATCCAGCCCGTAGGGTTGGTCACGTTGGTGTTTGTGGGCGCAGTCACCGCGATACTGTTGGTATTGAAGCCAATCGGCCGGTGCATCTCCATCGCCCCTGTGTTGGTCGAGATCAAAGTCATGACCCGGTTGGTCGGCGAGACACTCCAGATGTCGGCCTCGATCGCGGCATTTGTCGCCGTGTTGGTGCGCGAGCGGTCGCTCGGCCCGATCATCATGAGCGCGTTGTAGCCATAGACACTAAACACGGCCAAGCCCTCGCCGCCGTTATTTGTTCGGGTGGCACGAAACCCGAATTGTGCGGAGCGATTTGTTTGTTCAGCCAGACCTACGCGGAACAAAGTCTCATTGCCTACCGTGGTGTTATTGCTTGCCGTTAAATTCGCGAGCCCCAGAAACGATTCATTGTTGGTATTCATTATGTAAAAAATCTGCCTCACTGTAGTGGACGGTAATATAAAATCGCTAAGACTAAATCCCCCAGATGACCCGATGCCCAAGGCAACCAAAGCCGCATTTGTATTGGTGGCGGTCCAAAGAGTATTTAGGTTTGTGCTAAATCCTATGTTTTCCCGAGTAGTAGCGACATTAGTGGAGTTATTGAAGTTAAGCGGTCTATTCAAAGTGACCCCGCTGCTTCGAAAAAAAGCCACCGTTTGGTTTGATGCTCTAACAGCCAAAGCGGTTTCCGAGCTTTCAAACACAGGAGTGTCTTGAGATACCCCGTGGCCATTTGTCCCTACGTCAATTTGGTTAGCGGTGAGTAATCTTGGACTGTTTATCTGTATGTTGTTGGTAAAAATTAGAGAAGGATTGGTTGGGCCTAGAATGATGTTATTCGTGTCGTAGCCCAGGAGCGTCACCGAAGTATTGGTGGGCACTGTCGCACTTAATCCAAGAGCTGTGAGAAAATTTGTGGGATTTGTGTTGGTGAGCCATGCCGCGCCGAGGCCGAGGTTGGTGCGGGTCACTGATGCGCTGGTGGAAGTAGCTCCGCTACCCCATTGAGTTGGGACGTAAAAAATGACATTCGTGTTATAAAACTCTGTATTGGTTGTAAGGTTCTGCGCTAGTATAGTTAATCCAACTTGTCCCAGCGTTCCTTGTCCGCGCATTTGAATTAAGTTTGCCGCTATACCCGACAAAATTAACTGGTTAAAATAAACTAGGTTTGACGCGCCTAATCCGATCGCGGTGCGAAAATTTGTCACATTATTATTTGTTAACCACGAGGCCCCTAGCCCAATGTTCGAGCGGACCTCTGCGACGTTGGTAGCGCCTGTCCCTCCGCTGCTGACCTGCAGTACCGGGGCTATTGATAGATTGCTCAAGATCGAGGAAGCAGGCTGAAACGCCGAGGAGTTGCTCAACGCCGCCGTGCCCAAACTCAAACCGCTACGGGCCGAAAGCGCGTTGACCGTCCAGAAATTGGTCGGATAGAGGATGATCCCGCTGTTGCTGTTGACCATCACAGTCCGTGAGACCTGGGCCGTGGCAGTGGTGACCACGGCCAAGACGGCGCAGAGCATAACAGCGAAAACCTTAGACTTGTGTATCATCATATTCGGACCCGAGGGCCAGGGAGTTGACATCGTCGGCAATGATGACCCGTGCCTCGTGCCAGTTGCCGGTGGTTAGATTGCGTAAGAGAAGTCGGCCGTCGTCGGCCACTTTGAAACGGTCGTCGGACAACGAGAACCCGACCGGCGGAGTCTCGCCCAAGGCCAAGGTCGAGTTGGTCGACCCCCGCAGGATGACATTGACCCACTGGCTGTTGGTGTCATTTTTAATCTGCAAAATCCCGTTCTGCACGCGGACGTGGTCGTCGCTCAGGGTCAGGTTGCTCACAGGACCCAGGGCCGCTTCGCCCAGGGAGAACGAAGTATTCTGCCCGGTGCCGACAATATTGAGTTCACGCCACTCATCTTTATCGATGTTGCGGACCAGGATGCCGCCCGTGTCGGAGAGCCCGACGTAGACCGCGCCGAAGTCGGCGTCGGATATACGATATCCACTATTGAGTAATTCATAGGAAAACTCGGCCTCGACGATGTCCGTAGAAGTCACCGCGCGCACAATGCCTAAAAGATCAACCTTGGGGAGGTCATTGCCGGGCGATGAGTCCAGTTTTAAGGCCTCGCGGTAGGCGGCCCCGGTCACATCCATCTGGCCGACGTAGGTCACCGACGAGGGGGTGATTGTGCCGGGGACACGGGTGAAAGTGTCCAAGCTCCAGATGGCCTTGGCATCGCGACGGCGCAGACGCTTGATCAAAACCTGCAACGAGGTGGCCGGGATTTTGCCGCCGCTGCTGCGGTAAACATGGATACGTATTGTATACATGTCGCCGTAACGGTCGGTCCACTTGTCCAAGCCGCGCGGGTTGTCCGCCCAGCGGGAGAGCTTTCCGCTATCGAGATCCAGGGCGAGGCTTTTCATTAGATGGTTTTTTCTTGGGCTTGCGCTTGATCTTCACCCAACGCGGCAGGTCCTCGGCTTTGTCGGGGTCGATTTTCAAAATTCCAGTGATCCTTTGATGATGAGGTGCTTGATTGGCTGTTTCAGTTTCGGCTGGAGCTTCAGATCGAGCTTGAGAGAAGCCAAAAAGCGCTTCCACAGAGGGCGGCGATCCGAGGCAGGAGGTTTTGCAGCAAAGACGGCATTGTAGATGTCACGCTGGGTCATTGGACGCTGGCAGAGCTTTGCGCACCTCGGTATAAGTCACGGGTCCGGGAATGCCGTCCCGGTCGACGTTGACCAGAGCCTGGATCTTTTTGACCCCGTCGGTCTGAACGGCGTTGGTTAGGTAATTGACGACCGAAAGAATGGCCGCGACCACGAAAGCCGTGATAGCCGCCTGGTCGATGCCGCTGGCCAGAGCTGCGTCGAAAGAGGCGAGTTTGGCCACGGCGGCACCCACGGCAGTCGCGACCAAAGGGGTGATGATGCCGCCCGCGCGGGAGACGAGGAATTTAAGAAGGACGTTTTTCATACTTCTTCGAGTTTGAGTTTCTGGACCGCTGACTCGATGGTAAGGCGAATCAGGTTTTCGGAGGCGGAGACGCCAAGTTCGGTCGCGGCGGTCGAGAGCCGCTTGACGGCCAGCTCGCGCTTCTGGGCCCCGGTCTTGTCGGCATCGGCCAGCGAGCGGACGATCTCAAGAGCGATCGGGAGGAGTGACGCCAAGCCTGTGGCCACCAGTTGCCGCAGGATCGGTAGGTAGAATTGAAGCAGGGCCGTGGTCAGGCCGGTGAGTTTGGCAAGGATGGCTTTCATAAGGGTTAATTGGGGTTGATGAGGTGCTTGAAGGAGCCGAGGGCCATGGTGACGAGAGCCCCGATGGCGGCCGAAAAACCGATGAAACGGGAGCGCGTTTGTTCAAGGTGCTTGAGACGCTCGTCGTGTTTCTCAAACGACGAACGGAACGCGGCCTGGTTGTCCAGGACGACATCCAGCTTCGTTTCGAGCCTTACCAATCTTTCAACGTCTTCTCCCATTGTAGTCTTCATTCTAGGTTATAGGTGGTTGTCACCCGTTTCAATGAAAAAAGCTACTGTGTCCAGCCAGTTATAATCCCGTTGGATATGGTCACGGTCTTGGTGGTGTAATTTGTTCCGTTGTAGGAGACGAAAGTGCGATTAGTTGTAATACCGCCTCCGAGGCCGAGATTGGTGCGGGATATCGCTGCGCCTGTAGCGGCATCAATTCCACCAAATTGCAGAACGGCAGTAGCACCAGCCCCGTAGTTTAATGCAACTGGCGCGGAAAAAGTGTGAGTAACCAAAGATTGTATTCCGCCTGAATAGAGTCCCAAGATGTTGCCCCCATCCCTTGTGTAAACAAAATCACTTGGGCCGCCACCAATGCCTTTGAATCCCGTGTTGGTCTGACCGATGGTTAATGTGTAAACGCTGCTACTGGCATCTTGCTCGGCATGGAGCGCGGCGAATGTCACGCTGTTAGTCGCCCCCAACCCAATCGCCGTGCGGAAATTCGTGACGTTGGTGTTGGTCAACCATGTGGCTCCAAGACCGAGGTTGGCGCGGGTAGTAGCGGCGTTGGTAGGATTATCCCAAATAATTGTGTCTACAGCCAATTCTCCAAATAATCTATTTTCTTCAAAATCTATCCTTTGAACCCCGCCCCATGATATCGTTGTGCCATTAATTGTTATCGGGTCTGAACCAATTTTTACTGAATACCCAAACGTCAGCACATTCGTCCCGTTGTAAACCACCTGTCCATTGGTCGTGTTGTATCCCAGACTCTTGATCGTCTGGCCATAGACCCCGACCCCCAAAATCCCGAATAAAAGTGTAAGTGCTAGTTTCTTCATCATGGTAATACCTCTGTTAGAACAGTTCCGTCTGTGTCGATTCGGAGTCGGCGGCGAACCCCGTTGGAAGCCCGCAAAATAATCCCCTTGGCCGCATTGGTGATCTCAATGTCATCACTTCCCACCTTGAAGGCAGCATCGTCTCCCTCCGCATAGGTTCCTGCGGTGGTTCCTGCCACTACGGGCTGGGGATAGTATGCGGAGAGGAATGCCATTATGGTTCGGGGTTCGGGGTATTGAGATCAGCCACAGCCTCCCCACTCGCCTCCGCAAAGCTCGCCTGCGGCTGACCGAAAGACTCCGCTGGTGCGGGTGTCGGGTTTGCGGCCCATGAAAGCATCACGCCTTCAAGCCACTGCTTCGCGGCGGTCATCTTCGGGCCGAGGGGCTTGCCTGCTTGCATGAGGGCCATGCGAAGCTCTTGCAGGGCGGCGATTTGGTAGGCGCTGAAATGCTGCGAGACAACTTGCTCCGCCGTAAATGTCTCCACAAAAGGCACAGGCGGCGGCGGGATCACATACGCCTCATCCACAGGCAGCGCGGCTTCGATGGCGGCTTTGACCGTGGCTTCGTCCAAGGCATCCAGTTCGGGGCCATCCGCTTCATAGATCGTCAGCTTGGTCGGCCAGCCAATTTCGTTGACCGTGACCTCACCTTCCTCGCTGCGACTTAGCTGGTAGCTGAAGCCGTGCCATGTCTTGCCGTCGATCTGGCGGGGCTGGTCGAGGAGGACGTTGTAGATGTCGAAGGTATTCATGTTAGACAACACGATAGAAAGCGGTGGCCCGCCATTGCACGGTTTCCGAGGCCGCGCCTGTCACTTCAAGTTGCAGGGCTTCGTTCGTATCGTCGGCGGTCAGCGTGAAGCTCCACGATGGCGAGCCTGCGGATTGATCGTGTCCGTAATCTTGCACCGTCCCGATAAGGCTGGTGTTGTTACTGCCATCCCTGCGGATGCCGAGGAAGCGGCGGGCGACGAGCCATTTGTCCTGCGTGTCCGAGCGGCGGGCGACGAGCAAAATGTCCACGGCCAGCGCGGTGGAGGCGGCGATGGTGAAGCGGTTGGTGGCGGTGGCGTCTAAGTTGAGAATGGTGGCGGTCGCGTTGGTCGTTTGCCCGCCCC